TATAGATGAGTCAGCTCCTCCTGTTCCTATAACCTGAAACTCTGCTGCGTTGTTTGCAGTTATCTGCGAGCCATGGCCTATTACTAAACCAGCACCATTAGATACAAAAGTATCTGCGCCAAGGGTAACTGAACTAGAGAAAGTTGTAGCATCTGCGACTGTACCGCCTGAGAATGTGGCCGATACAGGATTATATATTGCCATGGTTAAAATTCTATGGTCAGGACTGTACGGGATGTGTCAGAGTTGACTATCCCATTCACAGTTCCTGTCCAAGGAATATCTGAATTAGGCCCTAATATAATAGAACCGCCATTTGCATTTATTTGATGGCCACTTGTTGTTGTCGCAGCACCTCCCAAGGAGATATAAACTATCTCGGATGATACGTTGGTTATGCTTAGATACTCGCGCCCTGTGTAGGTTGCGACTATCTCGGTAGACTCATCTCCAACGGAAGTGCTTGAGTTTGTAGCTCCGATTGAAGTTGGTCTGTGTCTTATTTCTGTTTGAAATGCCATGTTATTTAGTTAATTCTAATAGTTGTTTTTCTAGTTGTTCTCTTTTCGACTTAGGTGAGTCCATCACCATTAAGAGAGTTTTATAAACCGTATGGTAGGGTATCAGCTCGGCCTTTCTTTTATTCTTTACGCTTAGATCCTGCCATTTGCTTTCTATAACTCCCAGTTGCGACTCGCAGAACTCTTTAATATCTTTAGTTGTTAATTCTTTTTTTGAAAGTATCCTCCTATAATCCTCAAAGGTTTGCTTCTCCGAGGGTGATCCATCCGGTAATGGATTATCGTCCAGCTCATCTATGCTCTCCAAGCCCTTCTTTTTTAATAATCTGTATAAAAGTGAGTTCATTATACTGTGGCCGGGAGAGTTTCCATTTGTGGAACTCCTGCCGGCGGTGTAATAGTTGCTGTTGCTCCTCCCTCAGCAGGTCTCCCGGGTGTCATAGCCCCTTCCTGTGGTAGTGCCTCTGCTCCTTTCTCGGCTTCCTCTACCTCTCTTAGCTCCTCGGCAGTAAGGTCTACTATCTCTAACATTCTCTTTTGGGCTATCCTGCGTAAGACCAGGTTGTTAGGAAACTGCTGAATGATGAACATGAACTTCTGTATTCCCTTGGTGTGTTCTTGCTCTTGCTCTGATGATGAACGTACCAACGGTTCGTATCCTGCGTCTGACTTCCACTCCTTTTGGTTACTGTCTTAGGAAATGCCTTGCCGGTTCTTGCTATCTTATATAGTTTAAGGTTCTTTGGCGCGTTTACGTGCATCAATCTGTTCCATTTCCAAGCTATCTCGTACCAAGCCATCCGGTAGAACTTAGCCATACCGATTGCTCTCTCTGCTGTTTTGCCTACTAGGATCTCAACCTCTCCTAATGTCTGCTGACCTCGTTCTCCCTGTCCCTTATCAATGGCCGTAGCTCCTGTGCCGCGCTCTACGATCTGCGTAACAATGTTTATAGCGTCTAAAGTGTCATCTAGGCCCGATACTTCAACTGGTTGAATAACCTTTCTTATATCGTCTCCTGGAGGCGCAGGGAGCATTACACCAGGCCCAGGCGTATACGTCTGAGGTGTATATCCTTGCGTAGGAGAGAACCAATGCATCTGGAAGTTCTTTAGTGTCCGGTTCTCTATAAGTTGGCTGAACCAAACATTCAATACTTTGTTAGGAGTTCTTACCATATCGGCTATTGAATCAGGATATACGTCATTGGTCTCGGGATCCTCACTCCATATAACAAAGGGCCAGAAGTCTACTCCTATTAAATCCTCTAAGGTTTCATTCAGAAGCTCAATCTTATTCTCCGCGTAGACTACAACGCGCTTCTCAAACTCTTTCTTCTTGCTGTTCCATACTTTTGTGTAGTGTTCTGTGAGGTTTATTATCCTGTCTCCTCCGGCAAACAGAGGGAAGTCCTGATGCTCTAATCCCATACTCTTTAATCTTTCCATTTTCTTCTCCCATTCCTCTTGATTGACATGTCCTTGGGTTATCCCGGGAGGAGAATCTGCCCATATCTTAATCTGTTCCTTGCCCTCTTTGGTGTATCTTTCATCGGATAGTACGTCTCTTACGGTTCTAAATATGTTCTGGTGGATAATAAACCGGGCTGATTCCAAGTCCCATACTTTCATTAGGGGATCAAGCACAGTATCGTATATGTCCAGTACGTCTATGCAGATGCCATCCTTCTCTATGTTTAGTTTCTTTACGCTTAGGCCGTATAAAAGAACATTCTTTTTATCCAGCATATCTACAAACTCTAGGTTGTTTTCCTTAGAACTGTTATTCCATATCTCCTGGTAAATGAGTTCCTTCTGCTCGTCTCCTCCTAGCTCCTTCCAGTCTACCTCTGGCGGCTCATCTATCTTTGATAGCAAGGTCTTTATTGTCTCCTTCATCAATGGGATGTTTACTGCCTGCCTTTGGGTAAGCCTATTGGTCTTTACCTTATTCCGGTACAGCTCATAGTTGTCATCCCAGTCAGTATGTTTCCTCTCCTGTAGCTCAACCCCGGCTTTTTTCTCGCGTTGAAGACGCTCCATTAGAGAGGAGAGGGTAAAATCATTTGTTATAGCATCGTATGCCATTTTTCTTTAATAAAAAGCGAGAACCTATATAGATTCCCGCCCTTTGTTTGGGTGTGGGTTATTTAATTATCCGCAATCTTATAACTTCTTTATCAATGCTAGGGTACTCTGGACTTTCTTGCTCTTGATAAAGTCCACTATCTCCTTCTTTTTTTTGAAGGCTATGTACCCGGCTCCTAATCCTACTGTTATTGCGAAGATGAATGTAGATACTTTCTTCATAATATATTTATATTTGATTGAGACCTTTATTATTCATATTTACTTCGCTTTCTCCAAGGCCAGTAGTCCAACTCTATGCCCTGGAATGTACCGTCTTTATCAAAATGTATAATAGTCCGGCCGCTTTTGACTCCGCTTAATCCTCCACAAGAGATGAGGGCAGTAAGGATCTCATGGTATCTCAAGATAGTTTTCTCATCCATACCCTCTATATTTAGCTGTATAGTAGCATTTTTCATCTAAAAAGTCAAATCTCTATCTTGATAATATCCTCCTAGAGGTTGTGTCTGTTTTGGCATCTCAAATACCGGTTCTTTTATGATAGAAGACATGCCATATCTCCCTGCATCCATGCTATGTGAGAACGTATGCTCCGGGATATTGAGTATCTTGCCGTCTTTATCTGTCTCCCATAAGTAGTTTCTGTATTCTCTTATGCAGTTTACCGATCTTTTCGTAAGAGATATCTTCTGATCCTGTACCAGTTGTATTCCGTTGCATACCGAGTCCTTGCCCTTCTCCGCTCCCACTATGTTCACTCCATGTATCTTTATCTCGTCTATACTTTTCGGCTCGGCAGAATCGGCAATGACAAGGGCTTGCTCCTGATTGAGCAGCGTGTCCGCTATTTGCTTGTTGCTCAAGCCCTTGAGGTATGTTATCTCGTCCCATACGTATCCTTGGTCATAGTAATAAATGGCTATTATTGAGGTAGGATCCGCGCTGTATCCGAAGTCCAAACCATATCTTTCTAATCGTGCGCGCCTTGGTACCTCGTCTATTATATCCCAATCCTTGTATATCTTGCCCTCTACCTCGCCTAATTCGCCCAGTCCATATACCTGCCACCACCCTTTCCTTCCTCTTCTTTGCTCTATTGTATCTACAACTGCCGGAGCTAATGCTTCATTATCCTTGTATGTAAGCGTCAGATGGTCTATGTCATCACGCTTTCCTTTAACCTCTGTATAGAACCAGAACTCGCTTACCGGGTTCCAGTCCAAGAATATAAAGTCAGAAGTACGCACCTCTAACTGCTCATAGGTTTCATAAGAGATGTTGTTGGCCTCATTTATAAATAGTTTATCCCGGCGTGGCCCTCGTACCTTTCCCGGCTGATCTACCGAGAAGAACTCTATCTTGCTACCGGTTTCAAATGTATATGTATAGTCAGTCTTATTCCACCTTTTATCATCAAAGTATTTATGCTCCTGCATAAAGTTCAGGAAGTCTCTCATTACTCCTCTCTTTAGATGAGGGAATGATTCAGATACTATGCTTGTTATTGTGGGAGTCTTGTCTCTTTGCGCCAAGTCAATCAAATAAAGAAGGATAGATACAGTCTTACTTGCTGATGTACCACCTTGTACGGCTCTAATCCTCTGGTTGAGGCTCTGTATCTTCGTTGTCGCTGTTGTTATCCCGTACATAGTTAAATAGAGGTATTGGTTTACCTCCTGATGTTATATCTGTTTCATTTCTTTGAGGTGGTCTACCTTCTAGCATTTGCCAAGAAAGTTCTTTGTTGTTTTTAACAAAGTGTTCTACAAATGCAGCCATATCATCTGGATGTGTTTCTAGCCACTCTACTACTCTTTCCTTTATAGTCTTTCCCTTTGGTCTACCCTTCCTATTTATGTTTGGATCTCCTTTTACAAATGGCATTGTTTGATAGTTGTTTATCAATTGGTTTTATATTATGTCTATCTAGCCAACTGATAAACTTATTGTATAATAATGGGTTGTTGAGCATCTCTGGTTCTAGCTCCATTATTCTTTTGAGGTGCCAGCCGACACTTAATGAGTTGTAGAAGATTTCAAATTCTTTATCCTTCATTAGAGCTTCTTGATATAGTCCTTTACCATTCCCTCTAGCTCTCTTAGTGCATCTAATTGCTGATTGATTCCTTGATAGCCGTCCGGGAGTTCTTCAGTTGCTTTGGAGCCTTGAATCTCCATGTCTAGTCCGGCCATCTGATCCTCATATCTTTTAATGTCTCTTTCAAATATAGTTTTCTTATCCTTTAGGCGAGCGCGCTCTCCTTTCTTCATGGTTGGCTTATCTTTCTCCGATTTAATCTGCTCATCCAGGATTGATAGCTTGCTTTTCAGTCCATCATATTCTGCTCTAATTTCTTCACGTATTTCTTTCGTCTTGAAGCGTTTGAACTCTAAGTCCCATGTCATTTTCTTTACGCCATCGTACTTGCTTTGAAAATATCTCTTTTGTTTGTTGAATATCATTTCTTTGGTACCTTTGCTATAAAAATATAGGCGAATGTCTTTTGAGGATTGCCACC